TAAAAGGAACTAGAAACTTTGCATCAGCCCTAATCTATGAAATATACTGGGGCAGTGATGATACACTACAAGAAGTAGCAGATAAAATCGGAATAAGTAAAAGCACAGTCTTTACACATTTGAAAAGAGTCCGTGCACATTTAAAATCAGTTATTAAAAACCCATTCAACTAATGCCAGGAGTTAGAATACCAACACCAGAAAGAGCAAACGGTGATAAGAGCAGATACTATACGGATATACGCCAGAAGATTGCAAAAATGGAAAGGGATGAATGGCGGCAATGGTTTGTGGAATGTATTGCGGAATTACAAAAGAACGAAGAGTTATGGCATTATATTGTAAGGGAAAGAAAGTTATCAGGTAAGTTTAAAGATGGTAAATATTTAAAGACGCAAGAAAGGGTAGGTAGACCACCTGCATGGAAATCCCAATACGAAGATACCAGAAACAGATATAATGAAATATGAATTAGCGCATATCGGTTTTAATTGGACTTGGATAAAAGATAAACAAATAGATGTTGAAGGTGACCAGATAAGTGGCCTAATAATCATTACGGACAAAGATGATAATATAATAGAAATGTATGGATATGAATTGGTTGAAAAAGATATGGAAGGAGAATGAAGCAGAAATCGTTTTAATGATAGCATATCTCTTCAGCATTGCGCTATTATGTTGGTGGAGTATCAAAGTATCAGTTTAACTACAAAATCTATTCCTGTTGTTAAATACAATAAACAACAGATATGCCATTCGTCAAAGGACAAAGCGGAAACATTGCAGGTAGACCTAATGGTGCATTAAATAGAAGCACTGAACAGGCAAAGTTAGCAGTAGCCAGATTAGCAAATCAGGGTTTGGATGCACTCCGTGAAGATATTGAAAAGATACGCAAGCAAGACCCAATTGAAGCTGCAAAGATTTATTTAAAACTATTAGAATACATTGTGCCAAAGAAGCAAGCAATAGAATTAAGTGGAGAAATAAATCAAAGAATACAACAGATAAGTGTAAACATACAGGATGGAACTGCAAATCAACACATCAAAGACATATAGAGATATTGAGAGCAGTAGAAGAATATGCATACTACAAGGCGGCACGCGCTCGGGTAAGTCATATTCAGCACTGCAATGGTTATTAGTAAGAGCATTAACAGAACCTAACATTGTTATTTCTATTGTGCGTAAATCATTTCCTTCAATGAGAGTAAGTATCATGCGTGACTTTGTTGGCATACTCAAAGAACTAAACATATGGAGTGAGGATAACTGGTCTGCAACTGAACACATCTACACATTTGAGAATGGTAGCATGATTGAGTTTATGAGTATTGATTCATCGGAAAAGAGAAAGGGTAGTGCAAGAGATTATCTTTTTGTTGATGAAGCAAACGAATTAAGTAGAGAGGATTGGTTTCAGTTATTTATAAGAACACGCAAAAAAAGTATTATAGCATATAACCCATCATTCGGAACAAACAATTATATCTTTACAGAAATACATACACACCCTGAAGCGGACTTGTATATCAGCACATTTAAGGACAATCCGTATTTAGAAAAGCAATTGGTAGAAGAGATTGAAAGATTAAAAGAAATCAATCCTGAATACTATAAGATATATGGTATGGGATTGCCAGGCAACAATGTAGGAACAATATTCTCAATCAACATTATAGATGAAGTGCCGGAAGAAGCAGAGTTTGTTGCATTTGGTATGGACTTTGGTTTCTCTATTGACCCTACTGCATTAGTTGCAATTTGGAAACGAGATAAGGATTTATACATTGAGGAATTAATTTATCAGAAAGGAATGGTGACATCTGATATTGCAAATCGTTTAAGAGAGTTAGAAGTAGGTAGAGAAGAAATCTGGGCTGATTCTGCCGAGGGTAGATTAATAGAAGAACTATACAGACAAGGATTTAACATAAAGCCTGTAAAGAAAGGTAAAGATAGTATTCGCATGGGAATAGACTTAATGATGCAATACAGATTGAATGTTAAAAAGAGTAGCATTAATGTAGTGAAAGAGTTTGGAGAGTATGTATGGATGGTAGATAAGAATGGCAATTTTGAAAATGTGCCAGTAGATTATTCAAACCATAGTATAGATGCAATCAGATATGTGTGTATGGAAAGATTAAATGCAAAAAAGATAAAAGCAGGAAATTACAGCATAACAATACGATAATGAATCAAACCTACACTAGCGAAGAGATAAGAGAATTACTCTTATATGTTGCACAAACACAACAACAGAACGAAGAGATGAGAGCAAAGTTAATAGCAATGGATGCGATGCTCAAAAACGAAATGGCTAAAACAAAACGATTAACACAACTAATAAAATTATATGAAGCAAACTCTTACAATTAGTATTCCTACAACATGGAAGGACATCCAATTAGGCACTTATTTAGAAATGCAAAACGATTTGGAAAACTATCGTGATGATGAAGAAGCACAAACTGCATTAATGCTCATACACCTATGTAAGATACAACCAGAGTATTTAAAGAGTTTATCAGCAGAAAGCTATAACTTATTAAGAAGTAAGTTAGGTGGATTTATTTCACCTGAAGGTATTGAACTAAAAAAGTTTATACAAATAGATGGTAGAGAATATGGGTTTGAACCTAACTTATCACAAATGAGTTATGGAGCATATGCGGACATTACTGCAAATGATACAATAACCATAGATAAGAATTGGGCAAAGGTAATGAGTATCTTATATAGACCAGTAGTAGAAAAGAGTGGTGATAAGTATCGCATAGAACCATATACAGGTGAGATAAGAGATAAGTTATTCTTACAAACCGATATGGAAACCAATTGGGGTGCTCTCTTTTTTTTTCTCAATTTGCAAACGGACTTACTGAACGCTATCCTGAAATCTTTGAAGGTGACGGAGCTTCCTCCCAACATGCAATCAATTTTTCGCGCAAGTGGAGAGCATATTCAACGATTATTGAGCTCGCCAATGGGGACATCCGACTTATTGACGAAGTTGTCAAAGAGCCATTAGAGAAATGTTTACTATTCTTAGCATACAAATCAGATAAGGCACAATTAGAAAATCTTTTACATAAGGAAGCACTGAAAGGTATTGCAGGGTAAATAACTCTACAATTTCCAGTTTACTGATTGTTAAATAGATAAATCAATCAGTATGCCTTGGTCTAACTCACGCAATGGTGCATTAAGATACTCTGTAAATAGAGAAAACAATTCGGGATATTATATAGGACCGACTAGAGGTCTATCTTCTCCAAAGAATAGCAGAAGAGCATGCCTTTGTGTTGATGCGGATACATATGATGTGAGATGCTGCCAAGGTGCATTGATGTCACAAGGTATCGGACAGATAGAGAGTGCAGTAAGAACAGGCGGAGGTGCATTTAGTGATGGATACTCTGATGGATTTGATACAATACAATCTTAAACAATAACGATATGTCGCAATTAACAAAGCAACAATTGAAGGGTGAAAACCAAACCCAATTCCCAAATAATAATGTAGGTGCGATTACTCCATCTAACTTGAGAGCATTTAATGTGGACATGATTGACTCAACTGTCAATCAAACGGACTTCACAAACTTCTCTGGTAGTGTAGGGGGTGAAATAGATACATTGCAGGCAGAAGTTCTACAATTACAAAACTTCTCTGCATCTTTGAGTGGTGGATTTGTGACAGAAGGTGAATTAGCAGCAGCAACTGCATCCCTAATCGCTAGCATTAATACAAAGTTAGATACAACAACATTCAATGCTTACACTCAATCAAATGATTTAGCATTAGATGTGTTGGAAAGTTCAGCATCATTAGCATTAACAACTGCATCATTTGGTGCAGGAACTCTTACATTTACTAAAGGAGATGGTACTACATTTGGTATCGTTATACCTGATGTAAGTGGAAGCACAATAGATACAGGTAGTTTAGTGACAACTGCATCATTTAACGCATATACACAATCAAACGATGCGATTGTAAACGCATTAGTATCTGCAACATCATCATATGTGACAGAAACGGAAAGCGGCTCATTCTTAATAACTGCATCATTTGGTGCAGGAACTCTTACATTTACTAAAGGTGATAACACTACATTTGCTTTAACTATACCTGATATAAGTGGTAGCGCATTTGCATTCCCATCAATTGAAACGATTTCAGGTAGTCTTTTAATAACTGCAAATGGATTCACATCTGGCGCAGCATCTATTGACCATATTTCGGAAAGCACGGTTAATTCAGCAAACTTAATAATAAAAACAAATAATAATACACAATCTACTATCATAAGTGGTAGCGGCAATATAATCAGCAATCCAATATCATTAGGAGCTGATAGAGTTGCCTATATGAACTCTAATAACATTGCATTAGGTGTTGGAGCTGTATCATCATTAACAGGCTCAGCAGCAAGTATTGCAGGAAATAGACCTACTATAACCAATAACATTCTTACATCTCTAACAACAGGGGCTGCAACATTTGTAATAAATCAATCACCAAATGGTGGAACACACGCATATAGTGGAAATATAATAACAGGAGGTGGTGTATTTTTAGTAAATGCATTAGGGTCAACTGGAACTATTTCAGTTGGGTCAAATGTTGGAACATTATCTGCAACAATAAATGCAGCATCTCGTTCTATTGCGGAAATAAATGCAGGAGCAACAGGAAGTAATAATATTGGATTCACTTCAAATCTAGGTGTAGGAAGTATTAACTATAATGGACCTGTATCACAATCATCTGCTCAAGGCCATAACATATTTGGTAATTTTATTGGAGGAACTCTCAACCTAAACTTACAATCAGGAAGTAGAACTTATAACATTACTAATAACAATTTTTTACAACCTATTACTGTCAATGATAACACACAATTTTCACCAACATTAGGTTCAAATAATAATATAGTTGGTAATGTAATTATATCTGCTATTACTATAAACCAAAGAGCATCATCTTCAATTGGTCTTAATGGAAATATAGGTGGTGGATTTACAATTAATAATGACTACGATGCATCCACAAATTCTGTAGCTGCACAAAGAGCAATAATACTCAACAACAATAGTATTAATGCTACTGCATTACTTCAATTTTCAGGAAGTGCTGCAGCAAATAGAGGATTTGTAAGAAATTTAATAGTAGGAAATCAACTTACAGCATCTCTTGTTGGTACTACCAGAGAAAATAGTATGGCTGATACTGCAATGCTTGGTAGTTTTCTATTCATTAGTGGAACGCATGACCTTACAATACCTTCTGCATCAGCAGGAACATTAGTCACAGGTCGTTGGAATGATTTGAATAGAGCAAGAAGTGCTGAGCATGTATTTATAGTCGGCACAGGTAATATTAATGCATGAAAGACCGGTTTCTTAATTGACTCTGGCTCTAATACATTTGTTGAGGGAACTCTTAATGTTAGTGGCTCAACTGCAATTACAGGAGCAACAGCAATTAGTGGAAACCTAAATGTGACAGGTAGTTTAACTACAAGAACATTAAATGTAGATGGAATAAACATTTACACAGGCTCTGAATTTGGTATCTACATTGGTAATTTAACTAACTTCAGACCAACTTCAGTAGGAACAGTCCCACCAAATGCAAACATTGTAATTGGACACAATGCAATGCAAACATACGCAACAGGTTTTGGTGATATGAATATTGCAATAGGTAGAAATACTTTAGCAAGTATGCAAACTGGCTCTCTGAATTTAGGTCTAGGTTCATTTGCCGGAACATCATTCATAAGCGGTAATGCAAACTCATTCTTTGGTGACCAAGCAGGTAATGGTTTCCAAATTGGTGATAATAACTTTTTCCTTGGTTCATCTGCAGGTAATTCATTCCGTAGTGGTAGCGATAACATATTCATTGGTGTAAATACAGGCGGAACATTAGCAACAGGTAGTGGAAACCTTATTATAGGAGCAGGATTATCACCAGTTGCAGATAATGTAGATAATCAATTCTCATTAGTATATGGTAGTTCGCTTTCTCGTAGAAGATTATTCTACAAATCAGGAAGTGAAGCAAGTAATCTTTACACATTTGGTGGATTGGAAGTTCAAAATAGCATAACTGCATCTAGCGCAACTATTAATGGAAACTTAACTATCACAAGCGGTAGTGGTGACCTATTTGTGCATGGACATAAGCAATTCCATTGTGGTGCATTCCAATCAAATGTGACACAATCTGGAAGTGCGAATGTATCCCAATCCGTTAATTTTGACACTACTGATGTATCATATGGTGTGACACTTTCTAACGGAAGTAGATTAAATATCCAAAATGCAGGTGTGTATTTAATTACATTCTCAGCGCAAGTATTAGCAGATACAGGAGCAGATACTATTTACTTATGGTTGAAAAAGAACGGAACAAATGTGCCTGAAAGTGCAACTAAACTAACACTTGCAAATAATGATGCGGAAGTAGCAACCGTGACTTTCGTAAATGAAGTTGCAGCAAACGATTATTACGAAGTTGCATGGCAAACAACTAATGGTGATGCAGTATTATATACGGAAGCAGCCACAGGAAATATTCCGGCAATCCCATCAATAATTGTCACAATAACACAAGTCAGATAAAAAAAATTACAACTTTATAAACACAAATTGTTAAATAATATAAATCACAAAAACTATGAACGCAAAACAAGTTTTAAATAAGATAATGACACTCCTTTCTAAAGATGAAGTGGAATTAACTTATGCTAAATTAGCAGACGGAACAATCGTTGAATCTCCAACATTTGATGTAGGTGAAGACCTTATGGTAATCGGTGAAGATGGAACTAAAACTCCAGCTCCTGATGGTTTCCATGACCTTAAATTAGAAGGTGAAGAGGGTGAAGAAGTTTACATTAAAGTAAAGAGTGAAGGTGGTAAAATCGTTGAAAGAGAGAATGTAGAAATGAAAGCAGAAACCGCTGAAGTAAAAGACCTTCCTCAAACTAACATCAATGAGAAAGCAAACGAAGTAAAAGACATAGAATCTCCAGCATCAGATTCAAAAGGATTAAAACCATCTTCTATGATGGCTGAAGTGACTGAAGAAGCAGAAGAGGACATCCCACAAGTTGGTGATGGTGTACCTGCGGACATCAAAGAGGGAGAAGATACTCCAATGACTATGGGTGATATGGCTAAGAAAATGGAAGAGATGGCATATCGCATTGAAGAAATGGAAAAGAAGATGAAGCAAATGGCTGAAGTTTCTATTGAAGTAGAAGAAGATAAAGAAGAAATGCCAGAATTACCAATGGAAGAAGAGGAATTAGCTAAATTAGATGGTGCTCCTGTTGAAACTGGTGTTAAATTCTCAGCAGAAAAAAGTAAATCAGTATATGGTAAGAAAGCAGTAAACTCACAATCAGCATTCTTATCTAAACTTTATAA